GATGCGGAGTTCTCTGCGTAGTCTCAGTTCTGCAAACCGAATGAAGTCGGGAATCTGATCGGTCAAGTCACTACGGGCCAAATAATTGGCAACCGCTGTACTGAGTTCAGAGAATGTAGCAATGCTCATACCTGCCCCGGTCTAGTTCGGAAATAACGATTATCCGGACTGTTTAACCATTCTTTCATGCGTTTTTGGTCTAGCACCGCAAACCCGCGCATGATTCCTTTTGCGTTGAGGTCATCAATCACAGTGAGTGGAATTGACGCTACCTTATTGCCAAACATATCATCTGACCACTTTGCGCGTTCGTCATAGGAATTGAATTCCTTGCGATTTTGCCCAATGATTTCCGATACATCTTGCCGTGTTTCAACGATGATGCCGCCATCGCCATCGGCGTGGGCAACAGATTGACGAAACTGATTCATAGAAAAACCCCCATGCGGTTAAACATGGGGGCATTCACTCTTAGGGAGTAATGTCAGCAACGATGCCGTGTGCAGCTTCGTTGTTCACTTGCAAGGTGTATTCCACCAGCAATTGAGTGACTTCCGCGTCACCCGTCTTAGCCAACTCGTTGGTTTGGAATGGGCGCAGATAGGCCACAGCAGCCATGTCGGTGTCCAAAATGAACATCGAATCATCGCAGCTATTGGTGGAAGTCATGAAGCGGTTGGGAACGACCGAGATCGTGCCGAAGTCGCTCATGTACAAGTCAGCAGCACCGATGATGGTGGTGGGCGCATCAGCGGGAGCAATGAAGCGTTGAGCCGCGATACCAGCAAAGGTCGAGACCAATTGCTTGTGTCCGGGGTTCACCATCAACACTTTGGGGTTGCCGCCAGCGGAATAAACCGACTTGATGACTGCCTTCATGATGTCCTCAGTACCGGTGCGGTTCGTGCCGTTGGTGCGAGCAGTCGTGCCGCTTGCGCCAGCCACACCCGAAGTGCCGCCGCTGTAGTTGGTTGCCAACCATGCTTGCAAACCGCCCAACTTGCGAGCAGAACTAGAAGAACCGTTCGTGCTGATTTGGTTTGACAAGAGGGTGGTTTCCATGTCGCGCTTGATCTCAGCAGAGGCTTTAGCCAATTGGTAAGCCTTCTCAGACTTACGACCAGCTTTGTCCACAGCTTCCAAAGTGCCGGAGATTTTCACGGTCTTTTGGCTGATCTGCGTTTTGTTGCCCACGCGAGTGGTCACGCCGATGGTGGCATCAGATGCGGTGTCGCCTTCAACTGCGTAGTTGGTCAAAACGGCAGATGCGAGAGCATCGGTTTGCCATTCGTGATTAGTAGCGGTTGCTTTGGCCTTGCCGATGGACGACATGAAAGGCGTATCGGTGGGGGAGATCGAGTAGATCACATCGGACAAGTCTTCGCGTTGACCGATGGAGGTGTAGGTTTGATAGGTTGCCATGATTGAATCCTTGAATTAAACGAACCGTTCAAACGCACTTGCAGCGTCTCGGACTTTTCCGGTCTTCCGCAACTGCGCCACTGCTTTTTTGTGCTGTTCTTGATTGTCTCTCGGTTGAGATACACCGCTTTTCATCATTCGGGGTGCTTCGGCTACCTTTTTGGAAACCTCCGGCTTGCCCCTTTGCAATGCAGCGTACTTCATGCCGTGATACAAACTGAGTACAGCACGAGAATCATAGACATTGGCTAACTCTTGGTCAGTCCACCCGATTGACTTGGCGTAGTCCCGAATATCCTTGCGGATTTGGTCGCCAGCCTTTGGGTCTGCATACCCCGGTATAGCAGTGGAAAGTTTTTGACTTTCTTGAGCAATGTGGCTTTGGAGTTTTTCAGATTGCTCGGCTTGTTGCTGTTGGGCAATGCGTTGCTGTTCTGCCTTCAAAACCGCAAGCTGTTCCTTGCGTTGCTGCTGTTCTGCTACCTTGACTGCATACCCTATTGGGTCACTTTCCTTTAGAGCCTCCAAGTTCTCGCCCTTCGTTTGCTGACTTAGGAATTGCTCCATCATCTGCAAGCGTTGAGCATACTGATCTCTTAACTTGTTTGCTTCGTCGATCTTCGCTCGTTCCGCTTCCACGGCCTTGCGTTGTTCACTCAGCGTTTGGGTCTTCTTTGTGTAGTCGGCCCCAAGTTGATAGCCCTCAATAAGTTGATCGAGAGTTACTTCGCGTTCTTCTCCCGCCGCTTTGACGCGAAAAGTGCTAGCTTGCTCTGTTTCAACTTTCTCAGAATCCACCAACTCGGAATCAACGCCATCATCATTTTCTGAATCTGCACTCTGTTCGGTTTGGCCTTCGGCTTCCGGTTCAGAGTCCATCAATCCAAAAAATGCGGATGCAGCTTGTTCCACATTCAGCGATTCACTTCCTTGCGGAGTCGTGTTATCACTCATTTCTTACCCAAGTTGTCAGCACTTACCGAGTGCCACGGTGTAATCAACGATTACAAAATTTTCCACCGCTTTGAAACAATTTTGCCCGTTGCAGCGATTGATTCAAAGTGGCCTTTAATTGATTGTAAGGCATGAATTTTTAAATATGCAAGTTCACGCACCTCTACATCTTCGGGTGCGCTATTCACTATATTCAGCAATTCAGACTGCTTCATTGATTCCATTTCTTCCAAAAAGAAATCATCTGAAAGTAGGTTCCGTGCGCGTTCAAACTTTTCCATTTTGGATATTCGATATGAAGTCAGATATTGACACTTGCGGGATATTGGAGAACTGATTGCCTTGCAGTCCAGCCCATTGTGTGCCACCCAAAAGATTCTCGGGTGTAAACAGTGTGTTTATGTCGAGTGGGGCTTGGAAGGTTTGCATGTACTCCGGCTGACCCCAACTTGATATGTCTGACGGTGTGAATGGGAAACCGCTTGCTTGTGTGCCACCGCTAGATATTGCGTCTTGCACTGCCTTACTTGCTTGGCTTGCACCCGCAACTGTCAACCCGAGTTTAATCATCCCTTCAATTTGGGATTTTGTCAGTGGGTTAGACGGTGTAGCGATTGGGCCTTGATATGGCGTTTCGGTGGCATCTGTGTAGCCAACCACATCACCGTTTTGATTGACGGTCAATGTGCTTCCATCTTCGTAGGTATAAGTCTGTGTCGTTGGCGGTGCGCTAGCTAGATTCAGTAGCGTTGTATCAATGGCCTCCGGTGGGCCTTGAATATTTGCCGGATTGGTCTCCGGATATGCCGCCATCGTGTCTGCGCTTGTGGGTGCAGGGCCAGCATCTAAGTAATCGGGAATGGGAAGGGTCTCGATGTACTTTTCGGCTTGTGCTTTTGAAAGCGTGTCCGCAGTGCCTTGAATGCCCGTTTGCACAAGTGCAGTTTTAGCCGCTGTCTCGGGGTCTTTACCCGCCACCATGTTTGCCGCAGTGCTTGAGACAAAGTTTTTCACCGCACCAGCATCGCCCACCAAATAGTCGCCAACTTGACCGCCAGCAAAGCCCGACACACCGCCGACCACAGCGCCCTTTAAGGCATCCTCCGGTGATTTGCCTTGTGCCACTTGTAGGGCAGCATTTGCCACACCCGACCCAATGGCAGAGGCCACCGCCGCCGATGTAGTAGCGGGTAGCAGTCCCGCAGTAATCATTTGTTGACCAATAGCAGAGCCGACCCCCGGCGCAGCCACACTAAGAGCCATTGCCGCCAGTATTGGGGCGTTTTGCGATAGGCTTAAATCTTTGTCCAGTTGGGCAAGATTTTGGCTGACTGTCTGTTCGACGGGTTGAAAAACATTTGTCAGTTCACGGCTGATCGCTGTCGTTGGGTCTAAACTGGCAAGAAAAGAACCAAGCGATTTATCGTTTTTAGGTGGGTCTCCATAGACTATGTTGTAGCCTTGCAGTCGCATTTGGTCTGCTTTTTTGGCTTCTTCTGCACCGGAAACCGCAAATGGGAATAACACCGCAAACGAATCATTTGGGTCAATCGGCTTTACACCAGCACCCGTGTAATAGGTATTGCCGATTATTGTTCCGGGTATTTTCAATGCCATGTTAAGACCTCAATAGGTTTAATCACCCCGGAATCTCAATGTTTGAGGTAATCCCCGCACCTACTTTCATTGCCTTCAATTGGGCCTCTGCTTCAAACTCTTGCCTACGGAATGCCATTTCCGCTTGGAATTTCTCGTATTGCAACTGCAAATCAGCAGCGGCCTTCTCACGGGCCAACTGAATATCAGCTTGTGCCTTCATCCGCATATTCTCAATGTCGGCTTGAGCCTTTGCCAATGCCGCTTGTGCTTCGGGCGAAACTTGTGGGGCTTGCGGTTGCGGGTTGCTCAGTTGCTGATCGACCTCCGGAGGAATGGCTTTGTAGAACTCTGCGCTATCTTTGAATCCCGCAGCTTCCACCATTCGACCGAGCGTGTTGCGATACTGCCCAATGCTCACCAATGGGTTAGCCAAACCCATCTGACCCAACACTTGCTCTTGTTTGGCAAGAACCATTTGAAGCATCGCCATCTGTTCTTGACGGTTGCCAGCACCGAGACCAACATTTATATCAACATCGTACTGATTTGACCACTCTCGCGGGTCAAAAGACACATAAGTGCCTCTCATCCGCACGATACGGGGCTTGTCTTGATACTTGCACAGCAGATGCAAAATCCCTTTAAAGAGCGATTTAACGCCCGTCTCTGCGAAGATTCGAGCAATCAGTTCGACCTTACCCGCGCCAGCAGCTTGCATAGATGCCACAGCCGCAGCAGTCACATTCTGCAAGATTGCGGGGTCTAGCCCTTGTGAAGCGTCTGTCACTCCGGTGCGCTTTTGGGCCACAGAGTCAAGATATTGCAACATCGGGAATGCTTGTCCGGCAACGGGTTGCACTTGCAACGGTTGCACAGCGCCTTGAGACTTAATCCGCACCACACCGCCAGCAGTGGCAGTCAGCAAATCATCTAAGTTCACTTGCCCATCAACCGCAGTCACCCGAGCATTGTTTGTCAGATAGAGGTTATCCAAAATCTGACGGGTGATTGTGGTCTTTTGAAGCTGAATATCTGTAGTGCGGTCAGCCAACGATTGCCCGAAAAACTTGTGCGGGATGGGAATCGGGCAGATCGAGTGGAATGGCACATAGTCGCATTCTTCGTCTCCCAAAATCTCGTTGCCAGCATAGAACACTTGACGCAATTCAGCGATACCGTCTCCGTCCATGTCGGCGCGTAGATAGCACTCAAACACCTCCACATTCTGCATTGATTCGTCCATGCTTGTGGAGTCGTCCGGCTGTTCACCGTTGGAGAACCGCACAAGTCGTTCGGGCGTGTATGTCAGTGAATCACTAGATGGAATGCCGTTCACAATGTCCGCATCAAAGCCCATTGCAATCAAGTCGCTACGGGTTATCAGCTTGCGGTGGGCAACGAAGGGCGAACCCTCAATCTTGCGGCCCTTCTTTGAGATTAGGAATTCTTCGGGTGGGACATTCTCCACCACCACACGACCAATCTTTTGTTTCTTTGAGACAGTGACCGCATGAATCTTGACGGTCATCGGCCCCATCGGAGTCATCTGATTGAACTCTTGCGTGTCTTGATCGACGATCTCCATCGTGCCATCGCTCATCAGCATGGCGAGTTCGTCATCAGTCAGATCACGGTACTTTTCTTTGATTACATCTTCTTTGTCTTCCCAATAGGCTTTTACGATGCCGACCTTTTGAAGCAGTGCATCCTTGAACCAATCGTGAAGAATAATCACGCCTTCGTTGTCGCGGTTAAACACCCAATTGACATATTCAGTGGCTTGCTTTGCGGCTTGCTCGTCATTAGGGCCACGGGGTTCAAACCTCACGACCTCATCGCTTGCCGTGAAGATTCGCACCAATGATGGAAGAGAACCGTCTACGGCCTCTGCAACCTCACCCGTGACAATCTGAGACTTGCCTTCAACCTCATTGCCGTATGGCTGTCGTAGGTAGGCTTGTAGGGCTTCTCTGCGTTGTTCAGTGGTCTCAGTCTCCAAATACCCGAGAGAATTGGAAATCTCAGCTTCAATGATTGATTTGAGTTTCTGTTCGTCCATCACACAATCCATTTCACATTTTGAGTAGGCATCTTTGACCACCCCGAAGTTTCATTTAGACCGATTGCCAAATATCTGAAAGCATCGGAGGCGTGAGAAGACCAATCGTGCAGTGGTCGCTCGTAGAAGATTTTGCGCTTCTCATCGTAATCCCTTCGATAGTTTCTGAGTGCGTCGAGTCCTTGTTTGACCTTTGGCACATTGAACCAGCATCGCGGGAGAAGCCTTCGCACCGCTTGGATGCCATCATCGACCCCTAAGCGCGGGGCAACCCGAATGTTTAATCCAGCATCGGTTAAAACCTCTAGTCGGCTTTTCCCCGTGCCGAGTTCCCGCACTTGAACATCGTGAGGTAGGATTTGCTCGGCTTTGTCCCACGCATTATGCCTTAACCAATTTACATAATTGTC